TTCTTTTAATTCGGAAAAATGAGAATCTCTATTATAATCAAAATATATGTCTGGTTCTATGGCTTTCCAATCGTCTTCAGACATAATACCCTTAAGAATTAATTGAACTCGCAACAAATTAATAAACATCCCCGCGAATCTCATTCGGATTTTATCGATAAATTTGTTGAATTTTACTTCATCTCTGGTAATTTCAGCAGAACGACCCATATTAAAACCATTTTCCGCTTCCATTCTACTGACAGGAACATTTAAAGAACGATAAACTTTCTTTAAAAGATATTCAACATCTTCCATCTCTCCAAGATTCTGTCCACCATCAAGTGTGGTAATCTCAGTTCCTCGTCCACCTTCTCGTCTAGGTAGCCAAAAATCTTCAAGCATATGAAGATGGTCTCTACCATCAGTTATCTTCCCACTAGTAGCATCATATGTTACCTTATTTCGATAACGATTCATTATTCCTTTAATATATTGTTCTGCTTTTTGTTTTGGTAGATTACCAACATCAATATAAAATATTCTTCGTTCTGGCGCACGGGATATTCTATAAATTACCACCGCGTCTTCAATTTGTCTTAACATATTCAAAGGTCGAATGGCTTTTTGCAAATAACCAACAATTCTTTTTGTATTTGAATCTATAATACCAGAATGTGTATAGCAAATAGAATCTGTCGCAATTCTAATTCCTGTTGTGGGTGTTGGATTTAAAGCACCCTTAGAGGTATCCGTATAAACATAAAACTCTTCAATTTTTTTGACAAACGGAACTTTGTTTATTCCAACATGCTTTTGTTCTTTTTGTACTTTTTGTATTTTTTTGATATTTAATGGATTAATTGGTCTTAATTCTTTTATTCCCCTTTGAGGATTTTCTGTGTCTATTAGAATATGATAATATAATTTACTGTCAACATACCATTTACGAAAAATATCATACGCATGAGTATGAAAGTTTAGCATTTTTAAAATATTATCATATTCTGTATATATTTTATTTTTAATATTTTCTGATAACTCAACCCGTTCCAAGTCTAACTTAACAGGTTTTCTATCATTATCCATAATAATGCAGTCATTAACAATATCTTCAATCGCCTGGTCCACTTCTGGGTAGAGAGACATATTTCTGAATTGTGCAATGAGTGCGTTCTCGTCACGAACAGAACCAGCGAAGTCCATCATCGTTCCGAAGACGCCACCAGTTTCTAATGTATATGTGCCGTCATAACTGTCTGGCGCAACAAAGGATTTTTCTGTTGATTTGTCTTGTTCTTGTGGTTTTTTCTTCCCTATGGAGAATCCAAAGATATCTAGTGGCATAATATAAATTCCTTTTAAATGAAAGTTTGCTCTACCCTATATGTATAGTCACAAATTCATTTCATCCGTTCACTACCCACAATCAGCAGTCAAGTAATCATATGCGAATGTTACAGTAAACTCTGCAATTGTGTCTGCGGAATCATATGACAATGCAATTTCACTGACAACTGTTGGCCAAGCATTAACCAGCGTGGTGCATCGGCCAATATTCCCATCCAGCATCAACTGCCTTACTGTCCAATCTTGATATACCTCGGAAGATGGGTCAAGATTAACACCACTACTCCCTGAGACGTAACCACCCATAGGCGTATTGGAGGCATGATCAGAGAAGTCATTATTCCAGTTATAAAAGTTATTATACATCTCTGTCTTTTCAAAACTATCATAACAAGTAAATGTCCACTCTTCGTATGTTCTGTCTCCAGGAATCTTTACAACTCTGCCTCGGAAAGGAACACGCATAATACCAACAGTAACTGCTGGCATAGATGTCGCACGGACGAGAAGCCCCGCGACATGCCCCTCAACGGCTTGCCTCCCACCAATGTTTCCAGATATGCTATATCTGTTCGGGCGAGACCCACCGTCAAATTGGCCTTTAAAGGTATCTACATTCATGTTTGCTGGCATTATTATCTTCCTTTGTTATTCTCTATACTTATCTATATCAAATTTGGCTATTTATTCCAAACTATCCGTTGTATTTTTATTAGTAAATCTGATTCTAATAAAGTTGATTGATTTTGTTGGTTTAACAAAGATATCTGCAACAAAATTATTTGAATCTATAATACTACCAGTATTGTTAGTTTCATCACAGACAACCCTATAGTCATATATTCCTCTTCTTGACATTACGCCCCTTAAGAATGGATTAACGGCATTGACGAATGAACTTCTAGTTTCTGCGTCATTTAATTCAAAGAGTGTATCTCTTGCCGCCGCACCAATTGTTTTCTTGAAGTAGATAAACAATCGAGAAACATTAATTCTACTTAATGTGCTACTAGAATTTGCTAATGTTTTATCCCCGAACAATACTGTTCCTTCGCCTGGGAAGGTAGCAACTGGATTAATCTTGGCATTATACATTGTATCCATTTGTGCATCTGTTGGATTTGTTTGAAGTCGAACACTTCCAAGAATTTGTCCTCTCTTGAATCCAGCGGGTGACCACCAAGGGTCTGCAACTTGGTCGGTTCTTGCCATACATCCTGCAACATCCGCTGCGAGTGCTGTTTTAACCAAGTCGTCTAAGGTATCTTCTCTAAGTCCTTGGTTTATTCCAAGGTGCTTTTTATATCCGTGTACCGAAACATTGAATTCATCTTCAGTTTGCGATGCATGTTTCGCCGCGGTTGTATCTACTTGAGTAGTAGGACAAATCGCAATACAGTCTTGTCTGAATGATGCAATATTAGATGTGTGTCCAACTTGGTCACCAGTTGCCGCAAAAACAAGGTCCAATGGAACTTGTTTATCGTGGAACGGAGTTGACGATGTGGTTAGGCTTGTATTTTCAATACTTCCTGTACCACCAACAACCAAAACACCACCATATTGTAGATAATTGTGTGCTGCCCACCATTCATTTTTCCATGCACCAGTAGGTCCATTTGGCCACCTTGCAAATGTTCCACCTGCAAACATTGTTCCACCCGTTGCTTCACCACCTGCTGTGTGAAAGAATGGCATTTCAGAGGTAATCGCTCCGTCTCCGATATCACCTGCACCAAAACCGTTTATAGTTTCAGTGCTATTTAATCGCGCAACCCACTCGCCTACAGACGATATTTCCATTATTCCAGTTTTATTTTCTGCTGTGGTCCCTAAATTTAGAGGCAGTCCATACAAACTAACCATACCCGCTCTTGTTAAAGAGCCAGATTCTGAAAAAGGAACAACAAAACTCTGATCTTCCACTAATACTGTTATGTTTGGTCTTGCCATCGGATATATTTCCTCTTATTCTATAAACATTTCTTATGTAAATTTTTCATAAATGCAACTTATTGCAATTTATTTTGTACTGTTATTTTCATATTATGTATAGATTTCAAGATTTCTATTATATTTTAGATGGGAAACCACCTATCTTCTCCATCCCATTCCCCATCATCTGTATTATCTTCTATAAATCCAAATGGCATTAAATCATCTTCTATTTCTCGAATTTGATCTTCATATATTTGAGTTCGGACATCACTATCTGTCAAAGATTTAAAATATTCTTGTCTTGTCATCCATGCAAACAGAACCAGAGACATTACCAAATCATCTGTATGACCATCATCCGCTTCAAATGAATTCTTTTTTGCAACAAAGGTAATTAATTCATTTACAATATCAACATCTTCTATGAGAAGTTTGTCCTCCTCAATAAGACTTTTTAAAATAGAACAACCCAATTTCTTTACAGGAACAGTAGTCCTCACACCCAATTGAGATTTTGACTTACCAGAACCAAATCCAGCATTAATTACTTGACCCGATCTGCCCTTATATGTTGTCATCATAACATTTTCATATTCTAAATCTTGATGTAAAACATCTGCTACTTGTCCACCAATATCATTAATTTCTACCAAAACATGTGCATTATTATATTTTGTTGCAACTGCTCTAATTACAGTTGGATATACCATAGGAGAAACTGTATTATTTCTATATCGTGCCACAATTCTATATGGCATATCTGTTGCATCAATCACAACAAATGCACTATAGTCCTTTCCTTGCCCGCGGGAAGTATCAACCGTTATGTAATAGTCTCTATCTTCTTTTGGTTCTTCGTATACCCACAATCCATCTGCATCTTTACTAATTGGTGCAGACCAATTAAGTGACCGTAACTTTACAGAAGAAATAAGTGTATTTTGACTACCAACAAAATCACATTCAAATTCTTGTTGAAATTGTTGTTCATTTGTATTAGCAATAGTTTCTTCTTTCCACTTTTCATCACGAAGTGGTCCTCCTGGATATTGTGGCACCTGCTCCCAATGAACTTCAATAGGAATATAATCATTCTTTCCTTCTTCACCAGGCTTTTTGGTTGCACCTTTCCAATAATAATAAAACATATTCAAACCATTTGGTGTGGATACCATAAGGACTTTAGTTTCCTGTCCCGCGGTAATAGTAGGATATACCGAATTAAAGAATTCCTCTGCAATATTTGTAGGAACATGAGCAAATTCATCAAGGAAAATTATATTAAAAGAACCACCCCGAATTGCAGATGCAGAAGTAGATGATGCTATAATCTTTGACCCATTTTCTAATTGGATACTTCCCTTATTCCATTCAACAATTCCCTGTTGTAACCATAATGGTAAATATTCATATGTAAGTTGCAATCTACTAAGAATATCCTTTGCAACTGATTGTTTATTTGCAAGAATTGCAACATTCATATTCTGATTAAACAGCACATAATGTAATAAGTATGAAACCATTGTTGTGGATTTACCAGATTGTCGTGGAAGTTTTGCAATAATAAATCTATTGTTATGAACCTTTTGGACCATATCTTCCTGATAATCATACAATTTGAATGGTATTAAACCTTCATCTAGAGATACAACTTTGATATATTTCTCAATAAAATACACAGGGTCTTTGGAACATTTAATATATTCCTTTACCTGTTCTTTGGTAAATTGAACATTTATTCCAGACTCTTTGAGATTCTGGTTTCCTAAATAACCTTTTTGCTTAACTACCATCTACAATTTCCGTAACATCTTTCGTAATTGCTTTCTTTCTACTTCGTTCTTGATTAATCAAATCTTGTAGGTCACTGGTAGAACCAACATAGATGGATTGATTGGTTGTATTGTGTTGATTCAAATTAATGTCTTCTCTTTTTATTTCTTTTACCTTCTTGTGTAATTCCATAAGGTCTTTATTTACTTCTGAAACTGTTTTAATCATTTGTGCCGCGACTTCATAAGCACGCGGTGCATCACCTTGTATTGCTACATTTAGAATCCCATCGATAGCATCTTCACCTTGTTTTATAAGTTCTTTCATATTTTTACGAACTAACCAATAATCTTTTTCGCTATCAACCGCATTCACTTCTATCTCTTTAGCATGTGCTGGTTTAGATAATTCTTTAGTTGTTTCAAATTTCACATCTAATGCCTCCGATAATTTTTCATCCACTGTTTTTTTCTTATTCATAATAGAACTCACCATAAATTTGATTACCCGCAGTATATCCATCTCCAGTATATCCACCAGTAATACCGATTCTCAAATCCTGCGTATCAGTAACAGACCCATAAAATTTCTCATCGCTTCCAAAGATATCAATCTCGGATGTAAGAATAATCTTTCCTGTTTTTACCGGTCCATATATGTATGACTTTGCACTGAATTCAAAAGACGAAGTTATATTTCTTCTACTATCAAAATCACCTTCATATTCATCAACTGTCGATACTCCATTAAGAACAA